AGAACGTGATTTGGCGGTAAGGCGCTCTTCTTGTTTAGCCGCGTCATCTACACTCAGTAACTTTTCTTTGAGTGATTGCGTCTCTACCAAGTCGTTCTTAAGCGCCTCAATCTCTGTAGAGATACTCCCTAGGGCGTTAGAATTACTTACTGCTTGGCTGATACCTGAAAACTGATTAGTTGCAGGTGCTGCGTTTCTATTGGCTGCCGCCTGTCTTTCTTGCTCATCTGAATATGCTTTTTGAAGAGCAAGCAATTTTTCTTTTTGCTGCGTCTCTTTAACATTTAGTTTGTCTATTTCGCCTTGACGCTGAACTTTATTAAGCTCTTTAAAACGACTCACCAGCGTTGCTACTTTCTCGCTATGCTCGCTAGTCGCTACTTGTGCGTCATCTTGCTTGCTTGTGTAGTAAAGAAGAGCAGCGCCTGCAGCTATTGCTATACCAGCAGGCCCACCCAGCAAAAGTAAAGCGCTGTTGAGACTTCGCATACTTAGCGCTAACGCATTAGTGGCGATGGTAGAAGCTGTCGCTCTGCTAGCCTGAACCCCTAATGAGGCACTAAGCCCAGTAACTGCAGGGGTTGCTATGAGTGCTTGTCTAATGAGTACACCTTTCGCAATCGCAGCGCTCGTGAGCGCCCCTGCGTAGCGCCCTCCGACAACAATTGAGGCAGCTACAAGGATATCTGCAACGGCTTCTATGTTGTTTCCAAGCGTTGTGATTGCGCCGGTGAGAGATTCAGAAACGCCAAGCGCCTCGTCTTGCTCTCCGATAAACGCGGTAAGGTTATTTTTGGCTACCGTTAAACTTTGCTCAATTGTGGCTGTGGCTTTTGAAAATCTGGTATCAATTTCATCCGCAGCAGATGCTAAAGATTCAACGACAATACGAGCAGTAATTTGCCCCTCAGCAGCCATTTCTCGAAGCTCACCTTTTGTCACTTTCAGATACTTAGCAACAGCATTGAGTATTTCAGGGGCTTGCTCAGCAACTGAGTTAAACTCGTCGCCTCGTAACGTTCCCGAAGCTAAGCCCTGGCTAAGCTGAACTATCGCAGCGTTAGCTGATGCGATAGTGGCACCGCTCAGAGCGAAGGACTGATTGACTGTTTTTACTATGTCCACAAGGTCTTGGTCGGTCTCAACCAATGAACGCGCGTTGCGCTGTAAAGTGGCATACAAATCAACGGACGATGCGAACTCAGTTCTGGTTTCGTTGGCAACCTGTAGTAGCGCTTTCTGTGCTACTTCTAGCGCCTCTGTGCTTTCAGAAACGTCTCGCAGCTTATTCTCTATAAGCGTTGCCTGGTCTGCGTAGTTTGATATATCTCGAAGAGCAAATGCGCCCGCTAACGATGCTCCAAGCCCAAGGGTCGTTGTCTTGATGCTTGATATAGAGCGTTCAACAGAATCGATTTGTGAGGACGCACGTGATGCTTGGCGGCCAGCTTGTTCGGTTTCATTGCCAAACTTCTCAATCTCGTCTCGCGATTTCTTTACACCGCGCACAAGTCCATCGTTGTCTGCTTTAAGTCTTAAGCCAACTTCGATATCACTCATTGGGATGCTGCCTTATCGTTGAGTTCGTTTGAAATAAATGTCGCTAGCTTTCTCAGCAGAACATACTCTTTGGGTGAAAATTGTCTTTCAGACATTTGCGCGTCAGCTTGAACCGCGCTGACATCTAACCCTTGATATCTTCCACCCCAAAACTTGAGTAGGTGTCTTACTTCGCTAAACCAGGCAATGACTGGCATGTTTTCACGAAATATTTCAAAGTCTGAGTGGTGTGACATCGCATCAATTTGCTTTTTAATGTATTCAGGCTTTGCGCCTAGTGCTTCGAGCTGCTCACGTAACTCGCTTACTTCATCTTTTTTGGGGCCGTGCCCATTCACCCAATAATGGGCTGCCCCCTCTAGTTTTTTTCCAGATGCCCAGTGGCCGCTTCGTGATAGGCTCTGATATAGCCTGCGCGAACGTAGCCAAAGCTTTTAAACAGCCTTTGCTTATTTTCTTCACTGGAGGGAACGATGCTTCCGTCTTCGAACTTAACATCGCGGCCTAAGTCCTTAACCACACGGCAGAGAAAGTCGACATCCGGTTTTGTCTTCCACGTGTCATATTCCTCAGGCTCAAGGATCTCAAAAAGTGAAGAACACTCTCTAGGCTCGGTGGTGCCGCCATCAACGCTTTCGTGAATAGTTACTGGCCACCAGATTTCTTTTTTGGCTTTTAAAACGAACGGCATGTCTTTACCTTGAATAAGTTGCCGTCCTTGGCCGTGATTAATCGCTGACTCCGTTACTCAGCGTCTTTGACGCCCTACGGGGCACGTTGTATTAGCGAGTAACGAGCTGGCTGTCGTTGCCACGAATAACGCGGTAACTAATATCCCAGGCCTGTTTACCTTTCACCTCTGCAGGGCTGACCGTTAAAATCTGAACCCCTGTGCTCTTTTGAGCGACAACTTGGCCCTCAATAGCGCCATGGGTAAGTTCGAACGGGATGATCACGCCAGACAGCTGTATAGCAAATGGGTCGAACGTGCTCAGCGTGGGTGTCTCAATTATCCATTTACCCTCTTCGTTCCAGTCGTTAATGAAAATTTGCTTACGCTCAGTTCCTTCGTCGTATTGAACGTCTTCATTGCCGTTAAGCTCGTATTCATAGAGGTTGAGTGCTTGACCATCTAACGTAAATGTCGTGTTGGTATTGGACATGGGCAAAGGATCTGAAAACTCGCTGAAATCTGGTTCAGGTGGTGTACCTTCCAACGTGCCCCCATACACACCTTTAATTTCAGCGGTACCCATTAAGCGTTCATTAATTTTGCCTGCGTAGGAAATACTCGCTTTACCTGCTAATAAGATGTGATACATCCCTTCCCAATAGAAATAGATGGTACCGTCTAACTCTTCAGATGCATTTTGAATACGGTTGTGTGAAACCTCAGTCGCCACATCCGTGTTTTCATCTTTACCTGATAATTGAACCAGAGATGACCAAGCTGCAGGCGAAGATGCTGTACCAGAACCAGCCAGCTCAAAAGGCGCTGTGATACTAATCATTTCACTGGTATGAATGACGGGTTGTCCGCCGTTCCTGCCGTCGTCAAGGTCACGACTAACTTGTTCAGTTTCTAAAGGCTTTACGCTTAGGCCGGTGGTCAATATGGCTTTAGGCGTTGCACCTGCAGCGATATAGTCAGTGCCTGAAGTATCACTGTCTCTGCGAAGCGCGAGTAAGATGAACTTTTTCTTTTCCTTAAACCCTGGAGTGATACTCATGATTTCTTCTCCTGTGCTTTTGGCTGCGCTTTGGTTTCAATTGGGCGGTCTTCAACAACCACGACTTTAAGCTTTGGATGTGCACTAATTTGCGCGCGTTTGCCGTCGCTTAGCTCACCCGTTTTAAACTTGCTTTCACCAGGCTTAAACGTTACGGCTGCACGCGTAATATTGTTGTCGCTGGCGTTGGTCACTATGATCATGTTGCATTTCCTCTGTACCAGGTATTGGTTGAAAATCTGTCTATCCACCAAAGGCCGTCGTTGGTGAAACCGATAAGGTCGCCATTCCCCAAAATAACGCGTTCATGCTCATCATTAGGTTTCCAACCGAACAGCGAGTCACGCAGTGTATTGCGCAGGCTTTCAAGCTCTGCAAGCGTTCGCTCGCCTGTAGGGTCGTTAATGGCACGTAATCCAATGACTACACCAAACGTCACGATAAACTCTTGCAGCGGACGGCCCATATCGACATCACGGCTGTTTGTCATAGGTCGATTGCTGACTGGCACGACAAACGCGGCGCTATTGCGATGCAGTGGTTGGCTCATTGCTTTTCGCACGTTGGCGGCGGTGCCAACCTCGTCGAACAGGCTGGCGATGCGGGGTTTAACCAAATTCAGCATCAAATAAACCCCTTTGAGTTGCGACGGCTAAACACGCCTTCCTCACTCTGAATTTGTATCTGGTCGTCAGATGCGGGCGACTCGTTGCTATCTGATAGGCCTAACCGCACTTCGCCTTTCCCCACCGACTTCAAAAAGTCCATTGCCGCCTTGTTGTTCTTATCGACGGTTTCAGGAACGGTGTGGTCGTACATATTGAACCTGGCGATGTCAGCGCATATTTTAATTAGCACGCTAGGCACAACATTAAGGGGCAGGGTGTAACGCCCCCCCAAATAGCCATCAATCAAGTCACTGGCATCCTCTATGGCTGCACTTACTGCTTGCTCGTCAATAAAGCCGTTATTGTCGCGGTCAGTAAGACGTAACAGTTCATCGGCTCCGTAACGGTCAATTAAGTTGTCAGTAGTGCAATACGCCATAGTGATGCTCCGACTAGCGCTAATTAGGCGCTAGCACCCGTGTCTTTGGTTGTGCTTGCTTTACCCGTCGCTTTCGTTCCCGTCGACTTGGTAGGTTCGGTTTGCGAAGCAGTCTTTTTTTCTTGCGTCTTTTCTTCAGTGGCGGCAGCGGTGAGCGCGGCAGAGATAAGTGAGGTGTCAACGCCTTCTGGGATGGCATCGGACTGCATTTCACGGACAGACAGCTTTTTCTCTTCGTGAATAGCATTGAGCTGCTCTTCTTTAAAGTAACCTTCAGGGAAGGCTTTTCCGGCGTCAGTAAAGGTTGTGCCGGCACGACGAAAGGAAGGCACACTTGAGGCAATAACTAATACTGCAATTGCGAGTTTTGACATAACGTTTCTCCAAAACAACTGGCCTTTATCTAAAAGCCAGTTGTAGTAGTTGTAGTGATTGTTAAGGTTCTAGGTATTCAGGCTTATAGGAAGTCGGGACTCAGGACTGTAAACTTGCCCTTAAGCTCGTTGCTTACCGTCACGCCGCCGTCGTCAATTTGCTCGCGCTCGTTAATTTGCGTAGCAAGTTTGTGCAGTGAGGATGGTACGACTAGCGTTAACTTATTCTTGCCTAAGCCCAATGAGCGACCACCGTCTGCCTTAAAGCTGCGGAATAAATTAATAGCTTCCCAAAGCGTTTCAGATGTTAGTTCTTTCTTGACGCCTACTGCCATTTGCCAGAAGCCGTAGCCCACATTACAGCGGCAATCTACGCCGTAGCGGAAAACCTTATTCATGAACACTTGTTCGTCGTTAGGGTTATCCATGGCGACAAATTGCATACCCTTGCGCTCTTGGAAGATAAGAGGTTTTAAGCTTCGCGAGGTGTCTAACAGATACCAGGCATCGCCTGTGTAGCCTGCATCAATGATTGCGTTAGAGAACGAGGTATCTGCGCCGGTACCATCTACTTCAGCATTGACTGGGTGGTCGGTGTCAAAGAAGTACTGCCCGTCGTAACAGGTAGACGTAAAGCCAGCACCCAACAAAGGGAATACCAGTTCGTCTGGAAATACAGACGCCGCGTAACCCATCTCGTCCATCATGGGCGAATAAACGCCAAGGTTATCGTCTT